CATTAATTTATATGTTCCTTCAGGAATATCTTTGAAATTATAGTAAAACGTTAAATCGATTCCATTGGTGTACAATTGTACCTGTGCGCCGGGGATTACAGCAACAACAGTAGCTGTATCAGCAGAAACACTACTTCCGGTACATAATTCAACTTTAAAGTTGGTAGGAGGCAGGTTTAAATTAGCAGCCTTAAGATTAATCCAATATGGCTTATTCTGTTTATCTACAATGGGCGGAGAAATGATGGCAACACTCATTGTTGCTGTAGTCCAGCCGCCATTAGCAATGGTTTTAATTTCGTTTTTCTGAGCATCGGTAAACCCTTCCCATAATGCTTTATAATCTGTAAAATCCCTAAACATGAACATTCTAGCTGTTCCTGTTAAATCAGCACCGTAAAAACGTCTATTGGTATGAGTGATCTGATACGGCAGTGATTCCGGGTTATCATCAAAAACCATTGCTTTTGCTCTGATCCTTCCATTGTTTAAGTGAAGCATTTCGCTGGGTGTAGTTGTACCAATTCCATATTTACCGGCATTGCAGTAAATTTCAGAGACCACAAAGTCCGTATTATTCCAAAATAATAAATAATTGGCAGCTGGACTGATAGCCCGATAGCCTGATATAGTTCCTGTTCTGTTCACAAAAAAATTCCCTGCGGCGGACGGCTTATCCAGCTTTGCATCTAATGCGGACTGTAGCCCCTGAACCATAGCAATGGTGATATTTGTCAAGCCTGTAGGGAGATAATTTCCTACTGTTGTTTTGCTCCCACCCTTGTACATGTAAAGAGAGTAACTGCCATTGTTCGGGATGGCAATAAAGTCATTATTTTGGAAGGTATAATTCGCTGAATTCGCTGCAAATGTGGCAATGGTAGTCTCCACGGCTTCAATTAAATCGGTAAGCCCGAGAGCTTCAATCATACCCGCCAGGATTTTACCATTTTCATTTACATAGGTTTCTAAAGCCATATAAAGCGCATTAGACTGCTGTTTTGTATATACATTCCCTTGTAAGGCATTGGGAATATCATCGATTAATGCGATATTCGGAGGTAATTCTCCTACGCCCAGAACCGTTTTCCATGCCTTGATATTATTAGCATTTAAATTGGATGCGTCAAGTTTAGCCAGTGTAGTTATGTGCGCATTTTCATTGGTAAGGTGAGCATTATAAACCGACTTATCTACTTTCTCCAGTAATTTGCCATTAAGGTTCTCGACCTTATCCATAGGGATAGATTCGTCTTTGTGATAAAAAGATGTCCAGGAAGCTGCAAACTGATCTTCTGTTGGAAAGTCTCCGGTTTCAAACCAGCTTAATATTGTATTGATAGGAGTTGACATAATTATTATGGTAAATTTGGTTCTATAAAATAGGCGATAACAGAGGGCTGTATATTGTTATGCGGCTGATCTCCGCCTGTGTAATCAGTCCATCCATCATCATTATTCCATTCATCAGGCTTAAAGCCATTGCCTTTCCAGCTTTCAGCATACACCATAGACTGTCCATAGTGTCTGTGCCTTGGCATTTCGGCTTCTGTTAGTTTATGTGTTTTGGCTCCGATAGTTCCTTTTAACAATGAAAAGTCGGCATCGTTGGGATCAAGCCCTACAATGGTCTTACCTCTAATGTCGGTACATTCTTTCCAGCCGGCAGGGATTTCGCCTACAGGCTTAAACCATGCCCAGGCAATACCGCCATTAATGATAGGGGCGGTCTTTAACTTCAATAATTCAATATCAGCTTTAACCACTGCAAACTCCTGCTGCGAAACACTGTTGTTTACTTTTGACTGAATTTCTTTCAAGGTTTGAAGCCTTATAAAATCGCTCCAATTATAGTTGGCTGCCCCTGATCCGAATTTTACCGTTTGTTTCAGGATTAATACTTTATCGGTCTGATCCTCGAAGGTTTTCAGTATTTGTTCGCTGTGAACATAAACAGTCGGCACAATATTTCCGCCTTCAAAATAGAAAACCTCTCCGTTAATGGCTACAACTCCAGGGCTTACATTCGACCCGGTAATTATGCACCCTGAAAGAATGGTTAAATGTCCTGCTAAATCTCCGAGTACATCATAGAATTTAATAGCTTCCATGATATCGGACATCAGATCATTGGTTAAAGGGACACCACCTGTCTGTAGAAAATTTATATTGAGTTTCATTATTAGATAATTACTATTTGATACTGTTTGCTTTGCAGGATATAAAAATCAATCTCTGCATTCAGCTGTAGTGTATTAATTGATGTATTAGGTATTTCCACAATAAAATCGTATTCACTGTACAGCTCTGCTTCTGTTCTTAAATAAATTGGGTCGCTGTCATCATAAAGCCATTTTGTTTTGCTGTTCTGTAAATCATCTTCGGCTTCCGTGTATAGATACACCCCTTCATACTGAACGGCTTTGACAATTTTTATACGTCTTTCCACTCTGTCGAATGCGTCATTAAGCCTTTTTTGCACAGAGAATTTCTGCTCATTGAAATTCATCTTAATAAGGTTTTGTTTTCTCATTCTTAGAAATTCTATATACATAGCCTCTAGAGGAAATAGAAGACACCAGAGATAATTAAGGGTGATCGGTTTTCTCCTGAAAGTAGGAATCCACCATAGCGCTAACTGCTTGAAATTGATATTAAATAAATGATCCATTACTGCTGTGGTTGATAATCGTTTTTATATATGATTCCGCTCCAGTCTTCTATTTTAAACCTGCCTGATTTCGGGATTCTGCTGATCTCAATCGGCTGAAATAATCCATACCCTCCAGAGCCAGGATCAATCCATTTACTCTGTACATTCAATTCTTTCAGATCATCCACACCTTCAGTAGCTTTTAAGGCTTCCCTAAAACTCTGTACACTAAACTCCCCGTTAAAAGGAAGGTTCAGCAAAAAGCGGTTAACAGTTTCCTGAACCGGATATTTTCCGGTAATAATACTCATCCCGGTAGGTAGAATAACTAATGGATCTACACATATGATAAAATCTAATTTCAGAATATCCGGCAGATAATTGACAATAACAATATCGTCTCCGGCTGCCTGTATTTCTTCAATATACTTTCTGAAAGCCTGTGCTTTTTCATCAGATAGAGCTTCATCGGTATTTTCTCCGGCTATTTTCATGGAAATTTTGATTTTCCCTGTTCCTGATTTATTCCTGGTTACCGCAGCATACTTGATTATTTTTGAAGCTTCGATTTGCTCCGGCGTTGCTTCCACAATAACCCCATTATCCTGGTAATTGGGTGAAAACTGATCGCTCTCCGGCAATAGATCAAAGCCATACTGAAATCGTAAGGCCTGATTTCGATACCATTTCAGAGTTGGTACTTTCTGATTTGCGATTTTATCTTCAATTTCTTTCATGTGAAGATTTGCTGCCTGCTGAAAGCTGAATATGGCAAAGCCTACCGACTCCAAAAGGTTGCGCCATATTGAAGCCTTAGAATTAGAATTAAGCTCTTGTAGATAACCATTCTGCTCTTTAAGTCCTATTATGCTGAGTACAATCTCTAAAAGTGTTTTATTCATCTTTAGCTTACTTTAAAATCTCCACCTATTCTCATATATCCAATACCTTTTAGGGTTGGAATTTCATTATTTTGTCCATTGGCTTTGGCGGTTGCCGGTTTTAATTCCTTAGCCATATAATAATTATACACATCCGTATTTTTCTGCAATTCTTCAGGAATATCCAAAGACAAATCCGTAGATAGCGCATCTGATATAGACAAGCCATTGGCTATGGCTATACTAAAACTGCTTTCGACAGCTCCGATATACTGCAAGGCAATATCCAGAATAGACTGATTATGTAAAACTTTTTCTGTCATGTTATTTTTCCTTGTGTTAATGGACTTCCGGCTCCCCCGCAGACTCCCGTAACGGTTGCATTTTCCAGCAGAGCTTTCACTACCTCATAAATAGCATCCACCATATCATCTAAAGCCTGCTCTGCAGAGGTAGTATTATTACGAGCCTTTAATAATTTGGCTTTGATACCTGCTTTTACCTGTGTTTCTGTTAAAGGCATTTTAAAACTATTTTAAAAATTCATTAAATCTCTCGGCAATACTTTCAAACTCCAAATCAGTTAATAATTCAATGGTAATACCAGCATTGGTCTGAAACACCATATTGCGGCACGCCTGAATAAAATCTCCCATTAATTTTTTTAATGTTTCATTTTCTTTTTTCAGGAGAAATCCGTCCTTGTCAATCTGAAGCTGCGAGTTTTCAATTTTTAGATCAAAATCTTCTATCTCACTGAAAAACTCTACATAAAGCCTGGTGATGCTTTCATTTATTGGAGAAACCAAAACAAAGCTGCCAATTTTAGGAAAGAGAAAAAAACGCTTTCCGCTGTCTTCTACTGTGGCAGAAAGAGCAACATCGGTAAACTCCAGATTTCCATCATTTATCACACAAGTCCCACTTCTTTTATCGACAGAAACTACCTTTGCGGGAAATGTAGAAACGCCACGCCTTCCCAACATTTTAAGTCCTTCCTGTAGTTTTTTATTGGTACTCATAGTTTATTGCTTATCGTTACATCACGTCTGGCTCCGTCTGTTCCGAAAGTGGTTACTACTTTTTTAATGAAGTATTTACCTTCTCTGTTTTTGTGTTTTTTATCCCAAATCACTGCCGCCATTCCACGAGTAGCAAAGGGAATAAGGAAAGATTTTACAGAACCTTCAAAACCGTTATATTTTTTAGCCTTCAAAGCTTCTTGAGCCAATTCCCGCAATTTAGCTTCGTTGTAAAGCTCTTTTATTTCCATCGAATGTACTTCACCGTCATCATCACCCAGCTCTACTTTTATTTCTTTATTTGCCTTATCCCTGCAAGTGTATTTTATTTTTACTCGTTTTTGGTCTGCCGATTTATACTCCAGATTGTTTTCGACAATATTATAATTCAAATCATAAATCACGGTTTGAAGTACATTATTAAGCTGCTGTAAACCTGCGTACAGTTTTCCTTCATCATCCAAATAAATACTCAAGCCGTATTCTTCTTTCAGTTTTTGCAATACCTGAGTTCCGTTGGCATTTTGGATAATGAATTTGTCAATCTCAAACTTTGGTATTTTATCCGATAGCTTGAGCTCTGTTCCCGAAACCACTTCTTGTAAAATCGTTTTCAGTTCGGTTTTGGTGTTGAAAGCCTTATTGATGTTTTTTCTGCGTAAAAGCCACATTGCATCTTCGCATTTTATCTCCAGCGGAATTTTACTTCCTATACTATTTACAAATCCAGTAAATTCGAGACCTTCATATTTACCGGCATAAGCCAGCTTTATACTGACTTTATCACCTACTTTCAGTGCATCTTCCGTGTATTTTTCTTCGCCATTTTGTTTTACTTTAAACTTTGCCGGCATTGTGATAGTGGCTGTATCTACCAAATCCTCCACACTTTTGGTTATTTCTACATGGGTAATAGAGTGAAAGGTGTAATTGCCAATTTTGATCTCCGATTTTAAAATAAACATCAGCTTTGTATTAATATGTTTTTCTCTGTCATATCTGCAAAAAAATCATTATCGCTTACAGCGGAGATG